ACGAGATGGGCCTGGGCAAGACCGTCATCGCCCTGGCCGCCATTGAGGAGCTGCTGGAGAAGGGGGAGGTCGAGACCGCCGTCATCGTGGTCCCGGCCAACCTGAAGTACCAGTGGGCCAAGTCCATCGCCCGCCTCACCGACGTGCCGACCCGCGTGGTCACGGTGCGCGAGGACGGGCTGAAGCAGGAGATCACCGTCCCGACGGAGGAGTACTGCGTCCTGATCGACGGCGACGCGAAGAAGCGAGCCGGGCTGTACGCCAAGGTCAAGACGCTCCGGCCGGACTACGTGATCCTCGGCTACGAGAACGTCGTCAACGACTGGAACTACGTCAGGAGGATCAAGCCGGAGTGCATCGTCCTGGACGAGTGCACGGCCATCAAGACCTTCCGGGCCCAGCGCACGCGGAAGATCAAGAGGCTCACGGCGCCGTTCCGCTTCGGCATGACCGGCACCCCGGTCGAGAACGGGAAGCCCGAGGAACTGTTCTCGATCATGCAGTGGGTCGACGACCAGGTCCTGGGCCGGTTCGACCTGTTCGACAAGACGTACATCGTGCGCAACCGCTTCGGCGGGGTGCAGAACTACAGGAACCTGCCGGTGCTGCACGCCAAGCTGGCCGACGTCATGGTCCGCAAGACGCGGCTGGACGAAGACGTCCGGCCGTACCTGCCCGAGGTGCAGGAGTCCGTCATCCCGGTCGTCCTGGACGCGAAGACGAAGAAGGCGTACCGGGCCATCGCGGCCGACCTGCTCGCCGAGCTGCGGGCAGCCGGGCCGACGATGGGTGACTTCGATCTGTTCGCGCACTACCACGGGGGAGAGGCGGCCAACGAGAACAGCCAGCAGGGCAAGATCATGAGCCGCATGCAGGCGCTCGACATGCTGCTGAACCACCCGGACCTGATCGTCATGTCCGGGCAGAGTTACGAGGAGAGCCAGGAGGCACGATCGCGCGGCGCCGAGAAGAAGGTGTGGCCGGGCTCGAAGTACGCGTACGAGGTGTGGCAGTCCGGCCTGCTCGATGACGTCACCACGGCCCCGAAACTGGACGCCGTGGCGGCAGCGGTCGAGGACATCATGGCGGTGCCCGGCAACAAGATCATCGTGTTCAGCGTCAACCCCGACATGCTGGACCTGCTCGGTGACCGGCTGCCGGAGGGCTCGTTCGTCACCTACACCGGCCGGATGTCCTCGGCAGCCAAGGCCTATGCCGCCCAGCGGTTCGAGACCGACGGACAGTGTCAGGTGTTCCTGTCCTCCCACGCGGGGGCGTTCGGCACCGACCTGTACATGGCCAATTACTTGATCAACTACGACCTCGCCTGGTCGGCCGGGAAGCAGGACCAGATCAACGCCCGGCACAACCGCGCGAGCAGCCAGTTCAAGGACATCTACATCCTGAACGCCGTCACCCAGGGCACCACCGAGCCGCGCAAGCTAGCGATGCTGGCGCACAAGCGGAGGGTGGGCAGCGCCATCACAGACGGGCGCGGGGCCGACGAGAAGGGTCGGATCGAGAACGACGTCCAGACCCTGACGCAGTGCCTGGAGGCGTAACTTCCAGGATCGCACGACGGACGTCGAGTGGTTCTAAAGCCGTAATCGCATGGCACCATCAAGGCATGCGAGAAGAACCACTCGACGTCCTGCTCCGTGAGGGGATTGGGGACGTCATAAGCCCACCCGAGGAGCGAGAGGACTGGGATCTGACCCCCGTCCGCCTGGCGCTCCGAGGTGCCCCAGCCGACCGCTGGTGACCTTGTAAAGCAGTTCGGTGGAATCTGTTGACATCCGCATATGCCAAACGTAGAGTCGTCCTCACGAAGCGTTAATCGAACGAAGGATCGAACAGCTCGCAGGAGGACATCGTGACCACCATCGCGGAAGCGCTCGGCATCACCTGGGGGAGCAACAGAGCCACCGACTCCCCGGAGTACCGGCTGACCTACCACGCGCAGAAGCAGGCCGCCCTGAAGGGCTGGAGCAGCGCGCAGGTCCTGGAGGCCGCCGACCGGCCGCAGCACACCTCCCCGTCCAGCCGGTTCCCCGGCCAGTGGCGCCACGTCCGAGGCGACATCGTCGCCGTCGTCGACCCGGCCGACCACCGCGTCATCACCGTCTACCAGGACGTCGCCGAGACCACTCTCCGCACCGACCAGACCGACGCCGACGCGCAGCGCTACGCCAAGGGCCACTCCGGTCTCGGCTGCAAGTAACGGCTTCAAGAAGACGTAATCCAATATGGACAATCTCGAAGACGTAATGTAGAGTCGGACCTGCTCAACCGACCTACTACTCCGTAGAAAGAGAGCCCCGCTCTATGGCTACCGTGCAGAGACGAGCAACCCAGCGCATCGAGCGCCCCATCTCCCTCACCCAGTCCGCGCCCTGGGAGAAGACCCGCCAGTTCCTGGCCCTGAAGTTCCAGGAGACCGAGATCGTCACCCGCAAGAACAAGTTGCGCGACGAGGTCAGCGTCCACGTGGACGCCAACGGCGACATCGACGAGAAGGGCAGCAAGTTCTGGAAGTTGGACCCTCCCATCGAGGTCAACGGCCAGAAGTTCACCGAGGTCAAGCGCGAGCGCCGCGTCAGCGTGAGCCTGGACGCCGAGAAGGCCGAGGAACTGGCCGTCGCCAAGGGCATCCGCGACCGGGTCTTCAAGGAAGTCACCACCGAGGTCCTGGACCAGGACGAGTTGTACGTCCTCAACCAGGAAGGCGTCCTCAGCGACGAGGAACTGGACGGCCTGTTCGTCGAGACCGAGTCCTTCGCGTTCAAGCCCATCCGTGGCTGATAGGAGCACCACCACATGAACACCATCGCCGACACCATCGACAAGGCCTTCGCCGAGATCGGTGAGCAGTTCTACCCCGGATCGACGCGCCCCCTGGTACGTCACCGCAACCGGCTTAATACCGAGGCCGCCCCGTCGGCGGCCGATCCCGGATCATGGGATGCCAAGCCCCGTAAGTACGTCGTGGCCGGAGTCGAGACGGAGTTCTTCACCGTCGGCGACCTCGCCAAGGCGCTGGGACGGCAGCCCGTGACGATCCGGAAGTGGGAGCGGGAAGGGGTCATCCCCAAGTCCACCTACCAGTCGCCGGGCAAGGACGGAGACGTACGCGGCCGACGCCGCCTGTACACCCGCCAGCAGGTCGAGGGCATGGTCCGCATCGCCTACGAGGAAGGCGTCCTCGTCTCCCACCAGAAGCCGATCAAGGGCACCCGCTTCACCGAGCGCATCGTCGACCTCTTCAAGGTCCTGGCGGGCGACGAGTGAGGATCGTCAAGAGCCAGAAGCACCACGTGTCCATGGGGAACTTCGAGTGGGTGGAGTTCGGCTACGAGGTCGACATCTCCACCGACGACTTCCCCAAGGCACGCACCCTCGACGACCTGGACAAGGTCGCCACCGACCAGATCACCAAGGCCCTCGCGGCCGACATCGAGGAAGCCCGGCTGAACACGGGCGAAGCATCCTCGTACGTCCATCTCTACCAGCAGGAGAACTGAATGCCCCGCACCCTTACCCGCCGCCGCACCGCCCGCGACACCGAGGCGTACTCCCCGGCCGACGAGCCGGAGGACGAGAAGGGCTACGCGGAGGAAGAGGACGAGGCTCCGGCCCGTGGCTCCCGCCGTGGCTCGCGCCGGTCGCTTAATACCGAGGAGGCCGACACCTCCCGACGCTCGCGCCGTGCCTCGCGTGACGAGGACGACGACGAGGACGACGAGCCCGCGCCGAAGGTCGGCGGCCGTGGCTGGGGCTCGTACGAGAAGACCAAGCAGGCGTCCTCCGGCTTCCCGGACAACTTCAAGGCGGGCAGCGAGTCCGTGATCGTGAAGATCCTGGACGAGGAACCGTTCCTGGTCTTCCTCCAGCACTGGATCGAGCGCTCGGGCAAGAAGTCCTTCACCTGCCTGGAGAGCAAGTGCCCGCTGTGCGACGACGCGGGTGACAAGCCCAGCCAGCAGATCTCCTTCAACGTCATCGACTTCACCGACCCCGAGGACCCGCAGGTCAAGGTCTGGCAGGTCGGCCCGATGGTCGCGGACATCCTGAAGAACTACTCCAAGGACAAGAAGACCGCCCCGATCAACCGGGACGACCTCTACTTCTCCGTCCGCAAGGAGACCAAGAACAAGAAGACCAACTACTACATCACGCCGGTCAAGGAACGTGACCTCCTCGACGACTGGGACATCGAGCCCCTGACCGAGGAGGACCTGGAGACGTTCGACGCCAAGGCGTACGACGCGGACATCCTCCAGGTCACCCGTCGCAGCGAACTCAAGACCATCGTCCGGGAAATCCTGAACGACTGACCTGCCTCCCACGGGGAGGTTCCAGCACCGCGCTGGGGCCTCCCCTCAGCTTTCCCATCCACCACCACCGGAGCCCGCCGTGCAGATCCGCAACTCCGTCATCCTCACCCCCGACCGGCTTAATACCGTGGTCGAGCGCTTCATGGAGCGCCCGGCCTTCACCTTCGACATCGAGACGTTCGGCGCCTTCCGGAACGTCCCGACGCAGAACGTCGCCAACTGGATCTCCCTGGCCGCCGACGGCATGGCCTACGCCATCCCCTTCGGCCACCCCAACGGCGACGTCCTGGTGAGCAAGGCCACCCGCAAGAAGAACCGGCTGACAGGCAAGTTCGACGCCATCCCGGCCGTCTACGACGCCCCGCCGGAGCAGATGCTCCCGTCCGAAGTGTTCAGCATCCTCAAGCCGCTGTTCTTCGCCGAAGACAAGATCAAGATCGCGCACAACGCCACATTCGACCTGATCTCCACGGCGAAGTACTGGGGCGAGATCGCACCGCCGGAGTACTCCGACACGATCGTCCTTCAGTGGTTGTGCGACGAGAACATGAAGCAGAAGGGCCTCAAGGAACTCGTCAAGCGCTACTACAAGGTCGACTACGACACCGAGAACGTCGGCAAGCAGGTCGAGGCCCACCCGTTCTCCAAGGTCGCGCACTACGCCTACATGGACGCCAAGTACACCTGGCTGCTGTGGAAGCGGTTCCAGCGGCAGATCCAGGAGCAGGGCCTGACCCACGTCCGGCGGCTGGAGGAGGACGTCCTGGGGGTGCTGCTCGACATGGGCATCACCGGGGCGCCGGTCGACGAGGCCGCGATGCGCGAGCTGGTCACGGACATGTCCGCCCGGCTGGTCGACATCGAGGCGGACATCTACCGGGCCGCAGGCAAGCAGTTCAACCTCAACGCCCCGGCGCAGAAGGCCGAGGTGCTGTACGCCCCCAAGAGCGAGGGCGGTCAGGGCCTCAAGCCGATGAAGCCCACCGACGGTGGGAAGAAGAAGCGGGACACGGGCCAGGCGCTGGAGTGGAAGGACTTCAGCACCGACTCCGACAGCCTGGAGAAGCACGAGAACAACGCGGTCGTCAAGAAGCTGCTGGAGTACGCGGAAGTCAGCAAGCTGCTCGACTACCCCATCGCGTACCTCGGTGTGGAGGGCGACCCGAAGAAGCCGTGCCGGATCTTCGACGGCCGGATCCACGCCGACTTCGTCCAGTACGGAACGGTGACCGGCCGGTTCTCCTGCCGCGAACCCAACCTCCAGAACATCCCCCGACCCGACACCGACCTCGGTAAGCGGATCCGTGGCCTGTTCGTCGCGCCGCCCGGCTACAAGCTGGTCGTCGCGGACTACGGGCAGATCGAACTCGTCGTGCTCGCGCACTTCATCGGTCGTGGTGACCTCTACAAGGGGTTCCACAACGGAGTCGACCCGCACTCGGCGACGGCCGCCGCGCTCATGGGCGTGGACCCGCAGGAGTTCATGCGGCGGGTCAAGGAAGGCGACCGCACCTGTATCGACTTCCGCCAGGTCGCCAAGGGCATCAACTTCGCCGTCGTGTACGGCGCGGGCCCGGACAAGGTCGCCTCGATGGCAGGCATCACCGTGAAGGAAGCCAAGCGCTTCATGGAGATGCACCAGAAGATGTTCCCGGAGGTCTACCGCTTCAAGGAGGAAGTGGTACGGGTCTGCCGGTCGCGTCGGCCTCCGCACATCCGCACCCTGCTCGGCCGCAAGCGGCGCCTGCCGCTCATCCTCAGCCAGAACAACGGCCTGCGGATGGGTGCCGAGCGCCAGGCGGTGAACTCCCTGATCCAGGGGAGCGCGGCCGACCTGATCAAGTTGGCGATGATCCGGCTGAACAACGCCCTGCCGGACGATATGCGCCTGATCCTCTCCGTGCACGACGAACTCGTGACGCTCGCGCCGGAGGACCGGGCCGAGGAATGTGCCGCGCTGGTGAAGGAAGCCATGCTGGGCGAAGGAATCCAGAAACTGCTCAAGGTTCCGCTCTCTTCGGACGTGAAGATCGTGGACCGCTGGTCGGAGGCAAAGTAATGGGACTCTTCAGTTGGAAGAAGGACGACGAAGTGCCCGACGGGCTTAATACCGAGGAGGAAGACCTCCAGGTCGACCTCTACACCCCGCAAATGCTGACCAAGCGGCTGCTCTGGGACATCGTCCCGTGCAGCCAGGTCGAGGCACTGATCCCGCTCATGAACCTCACCCCGGACAGCCAGGACGTCTCCGAAATGGAGCACCAGGCCAGTCACGACCGAATCGACCAACTCACACCGCTGAGGGAAATGCTAGCGCTGCTCATCCCGCTAGTTTCTGGCATTACTGCCTCGGCTATGCTGGTTAACTCTGGCAATTCCATGGACGAGGAAACCGCAGCAGTTCTCCAGCGGCATCATTCCGTAGTCGTCCGCGCCGGAGTAGTGGCGGTCCTCGCCAATCTCCTCGATATGGGAATCATCAGTTACGCGGATGGAGTGCAGTTCGGTGACCAACTTCTGGGCTAACAAACTGGGGGCGGCCCGACCGGCCGCCCCGGCCCCGGCCCCGGCGCCGGTCCAGCAGCAGCAGGTCGGCGGCCCGTGGTGGGCCACCCCGCAACAGCAGCCCTACCCCCCGCAGCAGGTAGTCCAGCAGACAGTGCCAGAACCACAGCAGAAGGCTCCGGCCCGCGCGATGGTGGCCAAGCAGGACACCCACTGCCCGGAGTGCCAAGGCACGAACTACTTCCGCCCCGTGGGAATGATGAACGCGATGGCTCAGTGCTACGAGTGCGGCTACAACCCGCGCTTCCAGCAGAGCACCGCTGGACTGCCGTCCGGCAGCGGAGGAGACGGTCCCGCCACCCCAGCCAAGCAGATCGCGTCCGGCGGTCTGGGAGGCCGGAGCAACTACAACCCGGGCGCCATCATCAGGGCCGACGGCTCGGTCTAGCGCCCACTCCTCCCTGACGCATCACTACTGAATGGAATTACTGGTGACCTCCCTGCTCACCCCCGCCGGTGACCTTGCCGACCCTTACCGCTCCTTCATCGCGAAAAGCCGATACTCCAGGTGGATCGAGGAGGACAACCGGCGCGAGACCTGGTCCGAGACCGTCGCCCGATACGTGACGTTCATGCTCGGCCAGTTGAAGGACAAGCACGACTACACCCCCGACCGTGCCGTGGTCGACGAGATCCACGCGGCCATCCTCAACCACGAGGTCATGCCGTCCATGCGCGCCGTTATGACGGCCGGGCCCGCCCTGGACCGCTCGAACATCGCGGGCTTCAACTGTTCGTACCTCCCGCTGAAGGACGCCCGCGCTCTGGACGAGCTGCTGTACGTCCTCATGAACGGCACGGGCGTGGGTTACTCGGTCGAGAAGCAGTACACCGACCAGTTGCCTGCCGTTCCGGCCGTCCTGCGTGCGGCTGCTGACGTGATCGTGGTCGAGGACTCCAAGGAGGGCTGGGGTTACGCGTTCCGGTCCCTGCTGGAGGGCCTGTGGCAGGGCGAGGTGCGTCACTGGGACCTGTCCCAGGTGCGACCGGCGGGCGCACGTCTTAATACCTTCGGAGGGCGAGCCTCCGGCCCGGGTCCGCTGGACGACCTGTTCACCTTCACCGTGCAGAAGTTCCACGAGGCCGCCGGTCGCAACTTCCGGCCGATCGAGGTCCACGACATCGCCTGCAAGATCGCGTCCGTAGTGGTCGTCGGTGGTGTCCGCCGGTCGGCGATGATCTCCCTGTCCGACCTGGACGACCGCGAGATGGCCGAGGCCAAGAGCGGGGAGTGGTGGGTCGAGCACCCCTACCGCGCCCTGGCGAACAACTCGGCCGTCTACACCGACGGCATGCGCTACGAGGACTTCCACACCGAGTGGGACTCCCTCGTAGCCAGCGGCTCGGGCGAGCGCGGCATCTTCCACCGTGGGGCGGCGCAGAGGCAGGCCGCGAAGTTCGGGCGCCGGGAGGAGGACACCGACTACGGGACCAACCCCTGTAGCGAGATCATTCTGCGGCCGTTCTCGTTCTGCAATCTCTCCGAGGTCGTCGTGCGGCCGGAGGACACCCCCGAGGACTTGTACCGCAAGGTGCGCCTGGCGTCCGTCCTGGGCACCTGGCAGAGCACGCTGACCGACTATCCCTACCTGCGCGAGGAGTGGCGTAAGAACGCGGAAGAGGAGCGCCTGCTGGGTGTCTCCCTCACCGGGGTCTACGGCAACCGCTGGACCAACGGCACGGTCAACCTGAAGACGACCGAGGTGCTGCTGGCAGACCTGCGCGGGAGTGTGGTGGAGGCCAACGCGGCCGAGGCTGCACGCATCGGCATCCAGGCGTCGGCTGCGACCACCTGCGTCAAGCCGTCCGGCACGGTCTCCCAGTTGGTCGACTGTGAGTCCGGCCTGCACCAGAAGCACGCGAAGTTCTACAAGCGGCGGGTGCGGGTGGACAAGAAGGACCCGATCGCGTTCGTGCTCATCGACTCGGGCCTGCCGTACGAGGAGGACTCCTACAACGCCGCCGCGTGGGTGTTCACCTTCCCGCAGAAGGCAGGCGAGGACGCCCTGGTACGTGACGACGTGAGCGCCATCGAGCACCTGGAATTGTGGTTGGCCTTCCAGAGGCACTGGTGCGAGCACAAGCCGTCGGTGACCATCAGCGTCCGCGAGCACGAGTGGGAGCAGGTCGGCGAGTGGGTGTGGGAGCACCTGGCCGAGATCTCTGGTGTCTCCTTCCTGCCCTTCAGCGAGCACACGTACGTCCAGGCGCCGTACGAGGAGATCACGCAGGAGGAGTACGAGGCGCTGGCGTCCAAGGAGCACCGCGTGGAGTGGTCGGACCTGGCGTTCTACGAGACCTACGACCAGACCGTGGGGTCGCAGGAACTGGCCTGCGTCGCAGGGGTGTGTGAGGTCGTCGACCTCGTGACCACCTGAAATTCATCAAAAGATCTTGCTCTGACTAGTTGATACGTAGCTGGACCGGTAGTTCCTCACCGATTACGGTATGGGGACTACCGGTTCTGCTTTACGGCTTCGGCATTACGGGATTGGAAGACACACCACACATGGCACTTAATACCTGCGCGGGCGGCCCCGACAAGGAAGCCCTCGCGCTCATCGCAAAGATCAACAAGGAACACCCGGGCGCAGTCTGTTTCGCCTCCGAGATGCGCATCCCCAAGCGGTTCACCTCCGGCTCCCTGAGCCTGGACATCGCCCTCGGCGGCGGCTGGCCGGGCAACCAGTGGGTCGAGGTCATCGGCCGCGAGTCCCACGGCAAGACCGCCATCGTCTACAAGACCCTCTCGGCCAACCAGAAGAAGGACCCGAACTTCACCTGCCTGTGGATCGCCGCAGAGCACTACGACGTCGACCAGGCAGAAGCCCTCGGCGTCGACAACGAGCGCGTCCTGGTCGTCCCCACCCAGGCCATGGAGTTCGCCTACCAGACCATGCTCGACTTCGCCGCCAGCCGGTCCGTCGACATGATCGTCCTCGACTCCTACCCGGCGCTCATCGCCGACGAGGAGTCGGAGAAGGACATGGACGAGGCCGTCATGGCGCTCGGTGCCCGCCTCACCGGCAAGTTCTTCCGCAAGAGCGGGGCGGCCACCAAGCGATCCATGACGGACACCGACGACCGGCCGCTGCTCGGCATCGTGATCAACCAGTACCGCGACGCCATCGGCAAGTTCTCCCCGCACGGCACCCCGACCACGACCCCGGGCGGCAACGCCAAGAACTACGCGTTCTACACCCGCGTCGAGGTCCGGCGCGACGAGTGGATCCAGGAGGCCCGGCCCGGCAAGGGCAAGGTCAACGTCGGCCAGGTCATCAAGGTCAAGACCATCAAGAACAAGTCGGCCGCCCCGCAGCAGACCGCCACCATCGACTTCTACTTCCGCTCCGCCCCGTTCCTGAACTTCGCTCGCGGTGACTTCGACACCGTGAAGGAGATCATGATCATGGGGATCCTCTTCGACGTCATCCAGCGCAAGGGCGCCTACTTCCAGATCGACAACGGGGAGTACGACGACAAGGGCAAGCCGGTCCTGCGCTGGCAGGGCAAGGACCCCATGCTCGACCACGTCCGACAGGACCTGGACCTCCAGGAGTCCCTGTACGAGAAGATCCTCATCGCCTCCAAGAAGGTCGACGAGCGGTCCATCTCCGAAGAGGACCTGGAGGCCGCCGAGACGGCCGGGACCAAGAAGGTCAGCCGACGGCCCAAGGCCGAGGACGAGGCGCTTAATACCGAGGCCGCCTGATGGTGGCCCTGCTCTCGACGCTCCTGGCTGTAGCAGCCCTCTACATCGTGGTCCTCGGCGCCCGGTACTCCCGGCGCCAGGGCCGCGCCCACCGCAAGTTCCTCGTCCTCACCTACCTCCTGGAGAAGTCCTATGGCGGACATGCTGAAGAAGTCCCAGAAGCAGGAGAGGCGGGGGGCGGAACTCCTCGGCGGGACGGTGAACGCGGGTAGCGGAAACGGCTGGGTCCGGAAGAACGACGTACGGACCCCGGAGTACTCCGTCGAATACAAGGTCACCGGCAAGAAGCAGTACGCCCTCAAAGACGCAGAACTCCAGACCGCAGAGAAACAGGCCCTCCTCGACGGCAGGGAAATGCTCTTCGGGATCCAGATGGACAGCGGAAGGACCTGGATCGTGATGTCCGAGGAGACTTTCCTCACGCTTAATACCAAGGCGTTCCCGGAGGTCGACCCCGACGAGGTGCTGTCGTGGTAATGCACCTGCGGATCAACGCCCCCGAATGGGACGGCGGAGGGAATCCGGACAAGGAAGCCTCCTGCCGGAAGTTCCGGCCGACCAGAGAACATGACGACTTCTTCGGAGACGGCACCGGAGAGGAGTCCGAGGCGAAGCACATATGCAACGGCACCTATACCGACCAGGTGTGCCCGCTGCGAGAACAGTGTCTCCAATTCGCTCTGGTCAACAACGAGCACTACGGCGTCTGGGGCGGACTCACCGTCCTGGAGCGGGCCTACATCAGGAGGTTCGTCCCCAAGGAAGACTGGAGTTTCGAGAATGCCCCGACCCGCGAAGACCTCCTCCGCGTCTGGCCGGACCGGGTCGCGCCGGAAGACCTCGACGACGAAGACGACGGGGAAGATGGCAGCGCTGGCGGAGGCGAAGAAGAGTAAGTCCGTCCTCCTCGGCGACATCCACAAGCACCTGCTCGACCAGCACGACAAGCCGACCGACCGGCGGCAGGACATCATCCACCCCAGCGAGATGGCCAAGAGCGACTGGTGCCCCCGTCAGACCTACTACAGGCTGGCGGGGGCTTCCCCCGAGAAGGGCCGCTCGTTCTCCGCCCAACTGGAGGGCGTCTTCGCCGAGGGCCACATGATCCACGCGAAGTGGCAGAAGTGGCTCCAGGACATGGACCGGCTGTGGGGCAAGTGGAAGTGCCCGGTGTGCGACTACTGGGAGATGGGCACGGGCGGACGCAAGACCTGCCAGTCCTGCCGCAACCGCACCGACAGCGCGGGCTACCCGGTCTACCTGGAGTACGCCGAGGTGCCGGTGCACGCCGAGTCCGAGTTCCTGATCGCCGGGCACGAGGACGGCGCCATCGAGGACCTGAGCGCCCTGGTGGAGATCAAGTCCATCGGCATCGGCACCGTGCGTTTCGATCAGCCCGAGCTGCTGCGCGAATACACGGTGAAGACCCTGGACGGCAAGACAGTCATCGACCTGGACGGCCTGTGGAAGGGGCTCCGGCGCCCGTTCGGCAGCCACATCCGGCAGACCCAGATATACCTGCGGCTCTGCCAGGAGATGGGCCTGCCGTTCGACAAGGTCATCTTCCTCTACGAGTACAAGGCGACGCAGGCCCACAAGGAATTCGTCGTCAAGTACAACCCGGAGATCGCCGAGCCGCTGTTCGAGACCGCGCTCGACATCAAATACGCCCTGAAGAAGGGCAAGCCACCACCCCGGCCGGAATTCTGCGGCCAGGACAAGAAGACCTGTAAAGAGTGTCCCTTCTTCAACACCTGCTGGGAGACCACCACCGATGAGCAGAGCGGTAGCACGGAGGGGCTGGGAAGCAGTCCAGACCCCGAGCCAGAAGGCAGTACGACGGCTGGAGCGGGACGACCTGTACCTGCCTCCGAAGCCGGAGGGCGACGCGCCCGAACTGCCAGCGGATCCCACCGAACTCGACGACAGCGAACTGATGAGTTTGTTCGCCAGGACAACGGCGTGGGTGGAGTACACGGGCAGCCGACTGGCAGCGGCGGAGGTGGACGAAAAGTCGTGCGTCGACACACTCGAAGCACATAAGGCCCTATCCGCCGTCCGCAATGCGGGCCAGAAGACAGTGACGCAGGCCAAGGCGAAGGCGTACGAGGACCCGGAGTACATCGAGGCCCAGGAGGCCAAGACGGCCGCCTACGCCTACCGCAAGATGGTCCAGGCCCTGCACTCCTCCGCCGAACTGCGCAACACCCTGCTGAGCCGTGAACTGACCCGCCGGGTCGGTCGTGGTGACCGCGAGGCCCGTGCCGGACGGATGAGCGCGTGAGGACCGTACGCCGCAAGGTGACGCGCATGGAGCAGCCCCGGCCGCCGTGGGAGTGGCGACCCTCCTTCCGGGCCGGGGCGCCCCGCACGTGCCTGTCTTCCTACCGGGACCCGGTCTACATCCGCAGCGGTGAGCACGTCTTCAAGGTCGGCCAGTTCGACTGGATGCTGAGGCTGTACCAGCACGTCGGCGTCTCGGAGAAGTCCGTCCGGTGGGATGGCTACGTCCTGTATGACCTGGATTACGAGATACCCCTAATCAGGTTGTCAACGGATTGGATTGAGTACGTTGACAACCATCGAGAGATGGTGTTTCGTATCTCCAAGAAGGAAGCGCTGGCGGCCGGAGGAGAGGTTGATACCCCCGACGGCCCCCGCTTCGGAATCCCACTCAGCGCTTACTCGTCCTACGAAGGGGACTGACCACCACCATGACGCTTAATACCGAGGCGACCATCACGGACGTCACCCTCCGCTCCGAGATCACCGCGACGCTCGACGTGGACAACCTCGCCGGGTCCGACGCGAAGATCTGCCAGGCAGCCCGCGTCTCCACCGTCGGGACGGCTGCGGCGGAAACCAAGGAGGCCAAGGGCCTGATCAACTACCTGATGCGGGACCGCCACGGCAGCCCCTTCGAGCACGGGCAGTTGTCCTTCCTCGTGGAGGCCCCGATCTTCGTCGCCCGCGAGTTCATGCGCCACAGGGTCGGCTGGTCTTATAACGAAACCAGTGGCAGGTACAGGGAGTTGGAGCCGGTCTTCTACATGCCTTCGGCGCACCGCCCGCTGACTCAGACAGGCAAGCCGGGTCGTTATCGCTTCGAGCACGGCACCCAGGAGCAGTACCTGTCCGTCGAGCACTCCTTCGGCGTCATCTACCGCGCCGCCTACAGCCACTACCAGCAGATGCTGAAGGACGGAGTCGCCCGCGAGGTCGCCCGCAGCGTCCTTCCGGTCGGCATGTACACCTCGTTCTACGCCACCTGCAACCCCCGGTCCCTGATGCACTTCCTGGGCCTGCGCACACAGAGCGAGTTCGCCACGTTCCCCTCCTTCCCCCAGGAGGAGATCGAGCGGGTGGCCATGTACATGGAAGCCGCTTTCGCCGAGCACTTTCCGCTCACCTGGGAAGCGTTCCTCGACAACGGAAGGGTCGCCCCGTGACCAGACGCAACGATGACCGGCCCACGACGATCGTGGCCCTCACCCTCCTGGCCCTGCTGATCAGCCTGTCCTTCTGGTCATGGACATCCGCTCCCTGCGGCCTCTGGAAGTTCGCTACGGCCGGAGAGGCGCCCGCGCGGTGCCTGATGCACCGATGAACACAGCCCTCGTCCTCGCGATCATCGTGGTCTGGGTCGGCCTCATGATGTTCATGGCCTGGGCCCTGATCAACCTCCGCACCCAACTCGACCGCAAGATCGACGAACTCGCCATGGAGCGCGAGCGGCGCCGCAGGACCGAGAAGCAGGCCCTCGCGCTCGTCGAGAAGGTCACCCCGCTGATCGAGCAGACCGACTGGATGACCGGCCGCTGGCATGGCCAGTTCAACACCCTCCAGCGCCTGGAGGCCAACCGCAACGTCAAGGTCGTCGAGGCCCGCCGGGCCCTGTGGGACATCCCCCTCGTCCGCGACCACATAGCCACCCACACCAACTTCTCCGGAGATACCAAGTGAACACCACCACCGCCCCCGTTGACGACGACACCGAGATCGTCGAATCCTGGCTCCCGCAGTACATCGGCCTCCATGGCTTCGCCGGGGCCGGTAAGGACACCGTCGCCAAGATCCTGGAGAAGTACGGCTACACCCGCGTCGCGTTCGGCGACAAGTTGCGCGAGGCCCTGTACGTCCTCAACCCCCTCGTCGAGGAGGGATACGGCGGCGTCGAGTACCGCGTCCAGTACCTCGTGGACAAGTACGGGTGGGACTCCGTCAAGCGGAACTCCCCCGAGGTTCGCAGGCTGCTCCAGGTCCTGGGCACCGAGGTCGGCCGGGAGATGATCGACCAGAACGTGTGGGTCAACTCCGTCTTCAAGGCCCTCGAAGAGGACAAGAAGTACGTCTTCACCGACGTTCGCTTCGTCAACGAGCACCAGGCCATCGACAGCCGCCTCGGCCTGCTGGTCAAGATAGACCGGCCCGGCGTCGGCCCCGTCAACGACCACAAGAGCGACAAGGGACTGCCGGACCAGTGGTTCGACGCCTCGATCGTCAACGACGGCACGATCGAGGACCTTAATACCAAGGTCCGCGAGATCCTGAGGCTCGCATGACGAACCGGTCGAAGCAGAAGGGGACGAGTTTCGAGTCCTCCGTCCTCCCGGCCATCAAGGAAAAGCAGCCGCTGGCCGAGCGCCGCGCCCTGGAAGGCAAGCAGGACAAGGGCGACTTCTACATCCCCGGTGAGGACCGCTTCGTCATCGAGGCGAAGAACCACAAGGAGATGGGCCTATCCGGCTGGCTGAAGGAAGCCGCCACCGAGGCCACCAATGCGGGAGTCCCGCACGGAGTCGTCTTCCACAAGAAGAGGGGTACTACGGACCCCAGAGAGCAGTACGCGACGATGACCGTCGGCGCGTTCCTTGACCTCGTCTATCCCAAAGAGTAGCAACTCCGCACGCGGCAGGCCCAGGGTGAGGACGACGCCCCTGGGCCTGTTGTCATTAACACAAGATTCCTGCGTCTCCGTATTCTCGAATTGTGACGAGAATCGGACACATAGGAGTCACCAATGGGAGTTCAGTACGACGGCGAGGAGGCCAGTAACGAGGTCATCCTCCGGGTCAAGAGTTCGTCGTCCGCCGCCAGTGTGGCCAGCGCCATCTCGCACGCCGTCTACGACGGCAAGCGTGTCACTCTACGGGCCATCGGCGCCGGAGCCGTAAATCAGGGCGTCAAGGCAATCGCCATCGCCAACAGTTTCGTCGCGCCCCGGGGAATCGTTCTCGATACTCGGCCTGGGTTCACTACGGTGAACACCCCCGATGCCGGGGAAATCAGCGCGATCCTGCTGCGGATCTTGGTCCACTGAAGTTCTAATCTGCTGCCTTTCCGTCTTTACACTGGGTTTGATCCAGTGGAGGCGAAATGAATGGTGTTTCGGACGGGCGCAACGGCTCGTTTTCGACGGGCGCAATGGAAACAAAGTTCCCGTCCGCACAGCCGATCCGTACGCAGCGCTTTACCCCGACGTCTGTCTTCGACGAGAAGCAGGTGCGCGGCTCCGCAAACGGTCTGGGCTCTGAGGACTACGACCGAAAGCGCATCGGCGGCGGTTTCGCTCCTTCGCTCAACGGCGCTTCGTCGCAGACCTACGACAGCCGGTTGTGGATCGACAAGAACCCGTACCGCACCCTCGGCGGCTAACCAAGGAGCCAGCAGTGGCGAAGAAGAAGGACAACATCGTGACGACGGACAACCCGTCGCTGCGTCCGACCATGGGCACCGACGCCTCCCGTCTCGGCAACGTGGCCAAGCCGATCAAGGGCCGGTCCGTCCCGAAGAAGAACCAGTCCAAGGGCGGCTTCCTGGAGTCGGCGACGGCCTCGCACCGTCCCAACATCATGGAGCGCAACGGCGCCTCGCTGCGGCCGACCGCGATCCTGTACCAGGCCAACGCGGCTGAGTCCGGGGTCGTCCAGCGCAACGTCGTGACCGTCCCGAGCGCCGTCGGCAACCGGGACTTTTATCTCCGGCGCCAGTACCGACAGGGCGCGTGACGTAGGCAGCCATGTCCAGCAACTGGTCGTACAACACGCCGTACGCCATCGGACAGCCGGGCGCTCCAGTGCGCGCGAATGGTGGAGCAGGAACAGATGCTCTCTCCTTCCGCGACGGACTGGACGCCCGGCGCGCTGCTATGGGCGCTCGCACGCCTTCAGCGGACTACCCCGACGGCTACCTCGGCACGATCAACGACAGACGACGCGACCGCGTCATGGAGGGCGTTCAGAAGCGCCTGACCGACCGCAGCTATCAGCGCGGTGTCCACAAGGGCGACGTCATCGACCGCTCCGACTACTTCTGGCCGGACGTGGGCGGGGTCAACCCGCAGGCCGGTCTCGTCTACGAGGCCCAGGGCCTGAAGTGGACGCAGAAGGGCGACGTCACCGAGCGGCTGGCCCACATGGGCAAGAACCAGGCGCTCTCCCCGGCCGAGATGGGCGCCCTTCAGCAGAAGTACGGCATCTCCGAGGTCATGGCCGACATCGACCCGGTCCGCAGCGAGCGGCTGAAGAAGCTGCTGCCGTCCGCGTCGCCGTACAACTCGCCCGACCAGTGGAGGTGAGTGTGCGCACTCAGGAGTTCCGGGGCCAGATCCAGGCGATCAAGAAGGCCACCCCCAAGAGCCCGGCGCAGTCCGAACGCGACGCGCAGAAGACCCAGGGAGCAGGTTCGTCGTAATGGCAGGAAAGACTCCGGCCCAGAAGGGCGCGGACACGCGCAAGTACAACAGCGAAGTGAAGGCCGCCACCACCAAGCGTGAGACGTTCGAGGCGTCCAACCCCGAGCGGTTCAAGACCATCCAGGACCAGCCCGGTGCCGGTCGCACGCCACGGCAGTCGTACTCCCTGATGGGGAACACCGACAAGGCGCCGAACCTGCACGGCCAGATGGAACTCGCGGGCCCCGAGGGATCCGACGTCTGGCACGGGCAGCACACCATGGCCCCGGTCAAGGACATGATGCCGGTCAACCGGCGCTGGGAGGACCACTCCCCGCACGAGCAGGCCCGCGTGCTGCGCTCGGCCGCGAAGTTCGGCGTCACCCCCGACTCGGCGCACCGCGCGCTGGGTGCCCAGGTCGACCGCGCCTACGCCCACGAGGGCGGGCACCACGACTCGTTCTACAGCCCGGCCGAGGACCACACCCGCGATGGTTCCCTGAGCCCGCGTGCGCGCCTGAAGGTGTCGGCCAAGGAGAACGGCGTCCCCTTCGGCGTCCAGGCCGCTGCGAACGCGATCACGTCCCCGCAGAACGTCTTCGTGCGGCCGGACAAGGAGACCGGCAAGGCCGTCTACCCCAACGACGAGGCGGCCAGCCACGCGATCCAGTGGGCGAAGTCCGGCAAGACCGGCGACGACTACCACTACCACCCGGACTACCACGTGCCACGCGAGGACAAGGTCGAGAAGACCGTCACCTCGAAGACGGGCCAGAAGTCCACGGAACTGGTGAAGAAGGAAGGCGACAACCGCGCCTACCCGGTCAACGGCTACCCGCGTAACCACGCGCTCGCCATCGACGTGACGCACCAGGTGCTCAACGGCAAGCAGTTGTCGAACGCGTGGAAGCCGACGGCCGGTGAGAAGGTCTCGGCCTATCACAACTCGTGGGTCGACCCCCATGGCTCCTCGCAGTTCTGGGTGTCGGACACGCACAGCGGTGGTGGTGCCTTCGCTCCGCACCTGGAGGCCAAGAAGGGTCCCGGGAGTCAGCAGGCCTACATGGGCATCAAGGGCATCCACGCGTTCCACGACCACGTCGCCCGGAACGTCATGTCCGAGCGGGGTCTCAACAGCCTCACGAACATGCAGTCCGCGCAGTGGTCGGAGGAGAAGCGGCGACGGGGCGACAAGCACGACGCGTCGCTTAATACCTACGGCAAGGGCAGCGGGCTTAATACCCAGGGTGTCGGACACCCGGATCCGGATCACGAAGCCCCGAAGGGCGGCTGGTACGACCGTCCGAAGGCGGATCGGGGAAAGCCGTACCCGAACAAGTTGAACGCCACCCAGTTCACGCTGCCGGAGCACTGAGGTGCAAGCGGATTCCGTCTACGACAGGACGCATCCGTGGGACTCCCTCCCTGAGCGGATTCTCACGGATGCGCTTTCCGTCGCGAACATTCCGGGCGATGTGCTCGCACTCCAGAGCGCACCGCCCCCGGTCGTCCGGCCTCTTTTCCCTCCGAGGTTCGGATACAGAGAGACGGCCCTGGGAATTCAGGACGTGCTCCAGGTAGACAAGGTGTATCCCTCGCCCTCGGCGAACTCCTACACGGGAACTCAAGGCGGATACTCTGGTAGTTCAAGGCCAACCATCGGGGGCTTTTAATGTCCAAGCACAGAAAGCCGCATCGCGCTGACGACAAGCGGCGTCCGGGTATGTCCGACAACAGCAAGCGCACGGTTTCGGACGGTTCTACCGGCGCCGCGAAGCCGCTGGCAATCTTCAACGACCGCCGTGGCGCTAACGGCAACGGAAAGCGAGCGAAGTAATGGCGTACGCACCCTCGCGTTCGATGAACGCGGAACTGAACGAGGGCGCCACCGACGGCAAGTACAAGAAGATCGTCGTCGACCGTGGCGGCCTGGGTGTTGCCAACTCGGCCACCGTGCGCCACCGCGTCGACCTCAACGACGTCTGGTACGGCCGCCACGAGGACGAGGTCAAGGTCCGCCCCGACGGCAAGGCCGTGCACACCCCCAACTACGTCCAGACCCCACCGAGCCAGGCAGGATTCTGAGTCTGATGTCCCTCCACGGAGTCGACCTCTCCAACAACAACGACGCCGCGCACATCGCGTCGGCCATCGCCAGCAAGAACAACGCCTTCATCATCGCCAAGGCGTCCGAGGGCGAGCACACGGGCGACACGCGGCACGCCAGCATCGTGAAGGCCACCCGGGCCGCGAAGAAGCCCCTGGGCCACTACCACTTCGCTCACCCGACCCAGGACGCGGTGACCGAGGCCAAGCACTTCCTGTCCGCTGCGGGCGCCCAGGCGGGCGAGGTCCTGGCGCTCGACCTGGAGGCGTCCGAGGGCTCCTGGAGCCAGCGTCTGAACTACGCCCTGAAGTTCCTGGCGTACGTGAAGGCGCAGACGAAGGCGTCCCCTCTCCTGTACACCTACACCTCCTACCTCACCGGCCTGCTCGGTGTGGCTTCGGACGCGCAGAAGAAGGAACTGCGGTCCTACCCGCTGTGGGTAGCCGACCCGAACAACCCGGCCGGGCACCCGCTGACCGAGGGCTGGGCGACGTGGACCGTGCACCAGTACGGCATCGTCGGCGGCCTCGACCAGAACCTGCTGAACGGGGACCTTAATACCTGGAAGGCCCTGGCCATCCCGGCCAAGGTCGTCAAGCCGCCCGCGCCGCCCGCGCCTCCGGCTCCGTCCAAGCCAACTCCTCCTCCTGCTCCAACCCCTGCGAAGGCGTACACGATGGTGATCTTCGGCGAGAACATCGACTCCATGACCGCTGCGGCGGCCACTGACGCGTTCCAGCCCAAGGGTGCCGTCGCCACTGGCCGTCTGGACGTGGCCAAGGCCGCTCTGGCTGCCGGTGACGTCGTCGTCGCGGTCGGCGGTCCGGCCAATGCAGCCCTCGGCTACGCGCACGCGAAGTCCGGCACGGTGGCCGTCTCCGGCAAGAAGGTGTCCGTCCAGGGCGCCACGGCCGGTGACTCCTACGTGCTGCTCGGCCGCTACCTGGCGACCGGCAAGTAACCCACTTCGTTACGGCATCCCCATTACGTCTTCCAAAGGCGTAGTGGGGATGCTATGTTTGGTCCCTGAACAGCCCCTTGAGGAAGGACACCATGGCCGAGCACGTACGGCTCCTGCTCTGTAAGACCTGCGGCAGCCTCGAAGAACTGCCCGACTACGAGGGCGACCCGCGCAGGGACTTCCTCCTCGAAGCCCTGGTCCAGAAGCACCCCGACCACATCGCCCACCCGCTGCTGCGCGTGGAGAAGAAGCACTGGGACAGTCCCTCCACCCGCGACACGATCATCGCCAAGATCCGCGAGAACACGGGACACACCGGCTTCGACCCGGCGTTCTACAACGCCAAGAACACCTTCCAGGAAGACGCCCACGCCTGCTGGCAGAAGCACCTGCGCAACCCCGGCTGCAACGACTACAAGACCGCCTCCAAGCGGCTCACGCCGGACACCGCCGCAGAGCGCAAGGCGGCAGGTATGCCGAAGTACAACAGCGCCCAGGACCGCTACCTCTGCGAGTTCTGCCCCGTGCACTCCCTGGTCGTAACTGCCGCGCGCCGCAAGGCCGGAATGTACAAGTAACCCCACCCGAACCACATCTGGAGCACTACATGCCCAACATCCCGATCCTCGGCCAGACCAGCAGCGCCGACAAGCCGCTTAATACCGACGACCTCACCCCCGAGCAGCGCGAGACCCTGGCCAGGATGGCCGAGGAGAACCCGCCCTCCGAGGACGAGATCGGCACCCCCGTCACCACGGCGTTCCTCGTCGCTGTCGGCCTGGACGGTGCGGTCGTGGCCACCTCCGACCTCACCCAGCAGTTCGTCCCCCGGCGCGGCGCCACCCCCGACGACATCTACGGTGCGGCCTCCGTCGTGCTGAAGGACCTTGAGGTCATGGAGACCGCCTCCAGGACCCAGCAGGCGATGATGATGATGGGCCAGGCCATGCAGCAACAGCAGCAGGAAGCCGCGCTGCGCTCCCGCCTGAAACTCTGAACGAAATAGCAACTAGAAAGCCCCCAGTCTCCCTCCATATCGGATTGGATTCTGGGGGCTTTCCCTATTCCAGCTAGAATCGAAGGCATGGCCGGATACGAGTTCTACCTCAATCGCGCAATCACCCAGGGACAGCAGCCCGACATTCACACGGGCGCCTCCGGGTATTTCAGCACGCCCCAGGCAGGGCTCGACCCGCACATCTTCGACGGCGACCACATCAAGCCGGACGTCCGCGACCACATCCTCGGCGTGCTTAATACCTACCTCGACGGCCACTACCAGGGCGTACGCACCTGGCTGGCCGCCTGGCTGGCCGGATCCGGCATCTCCTTCCAGTGGGCCGGAGACCGTGGAAACGGCGACCTCGACGTCCTCTTCGGAATCGACTTCCCGAAGTTCTACGAGATGAACCCCACCTACCAGGGAATCTCCGAAGCCGAATTCTCCGACCTGATGAACTCGGATCTGAAGAAGAACCTGTGGCCGCACACCGCGACCACCGATTTTCATGGCCAGGTCTACGAGGTCACGTACTACCTGAACCCCGGAACCACGTCGAATTCCATCGCGGCCATCAACCCGTACGCCGCCTACAACCTCACCCGTGACCGCTGGGACATCCGGCCGCCGTCCCTGCCCACCGACCCCCACAGCCTGTACCCGAAGCACTGGTGGGACGCCGTGCAGACGGAAGAGGCCCACGCCCGCACGCTGATCGAGCGCTACAGCCACCTGCGCTCGACGGCCTCCAGCGCCTCCCCGAACTCGGCCACGTGGCACAACTCCCTGGCCTCCCAGAAGATCGTCGTCGAGCAGGCCAAGGCCCTCTTCGACGACATCCACATCGGCCGCAAGCAAGCCTTCGGCCCAGGGGGATCCGGCTACGGCGACTACTACAACTTCCGCTGGCAGGCACACAAGCAGGCAGGCACGGTCCAGGCCCTGAACTCCCTGGCCACAGCGGACGTCGAGGCCCACAAGGCGCAGGAGACCGACCTCTACGGGGCTCCGCTCGATGACGCCGCCACCGCGCTCGCGAAGGCGGCTCTTTGGAACACCCCCTACCGGAGGTCGTGATGGCCAACCCCCTCGGGCCGCAGTTCGAGCAGACCGCACTGCCGGTCCCGCTGGACACCAAGTCCCCGCAGGCGAAGAAGCAGAACGCACTGCGCGCCCAGTACCACCTGACGCGCGACACCCCGCTGCACCTTCAAACGCACTACAAACCCGGCGCGCTTAATATCCCGCATCCCACCCCCAACCCGGGCGGGATGCACACCAAGGTCACCGCCATCGGCTCCCCGCGCGACCACGACCTGATCCACGACGAGGAGCGCACCAACTACCCCCAGTCCGAGGGGCAGATGGTCATGGGCCCGCCGCACAACCCGCAGCAGTTCGGGCACCTGGACGGCCACGGCAACGTCGTCGACCCCAAGATCGGTGACCGCTGGTACGAGAAGCACGGCCCGCAGATGAGCCACGGCAACGAGGCGTTCTGGAACAAGCACGCCAAGTTCCAGAGCATCAGCACCAGCTCGGTGCTGCACACCGGCCAGACCGCGTTCGAGACCGGCTCCCACTCCTACATCACCGGCCCGCTCGACCCCGACCACCCGCACGTCAAGGTGGTCGTCCAGGGCGGCACACCGTACGTCGCGGACGCGCACCACCGGCTCGCTGAAGCGCGCGGCCGGGGAGACACCCACGTCGGCGCCCAGGTGCTCAACCTCGACCAGTTCAAGGCCGAGCAACTGCCGAAGATCAAGAAGAAGTCGGCACCCGAGGACGTCGTCGAGCACCTGGTCAAGCACCACGGCTACAGCCCGAACATGAACGCCAAGAACGCCTTCCAGACGCACGAGACCGAGCACCGTACCGGCCTCCACGAGCACGAGCACGGGTGACGGCGCCATGTCTGCAACCGTCGCCATCGTCATCGAAGGTGTGCTCTCCCGCGAGGTCGGAGAAGCCGTCATCCACCAGGGCCAGCGCCTGTACTGGGGCCTGATGGAGTCCTACAAGGTCGCCCTCATCAGCGACCGCGAGGACATCGAGCCGGTCCAGTACTGGCTGAAGGTCAACGGCTTCAACAAGCACCCCTACCTGATCCCCGCCAACCCCCTGGACCCCGAGGACCCCGCCGAGCGCCGCATGCGGCAGATCGGACGCCTTCGGCAGGCCGGATGCAACGTCGAGCTGCTGGTCGAACCCAATCCGCAGATCGCCGCGCACGTCATGTCCCAGGGCGTCGGGGTCCTCAATTACCTGCACCCCAACTACTCCTCCCCGCGCTTCCGGCCGGACTACCGCGACACCGTCACGCCCTGGTCCGAACTGGTCGGCGAGGTCGAGCGGCAACGAGCACTACGCGAAGAAGACCCGAGACCACACATGGAGATCCTGTGACCGTCGCCCTGGTGATCACCATTACCCGCATCCTCAACGCGGCCGTCGGCGCCGCGTTCTCGGCCCTGCTGCTGCGGGCCTCCATCCCCGTCTGGCGCCAGCTCGGCGCCGCAGAGAAGTGGCTGTCCGCCGCCCTGTTCCTCTACAGCGCCAACGTCGCCGTCTTCTGCGCCGTCTTCTGGACCTCGCCCTCCTCCGGCCGGTCCTGGATCAACGTCGGCTTCCTCCTCTCCCTCCTCGCCGCGCACCGCTACCTCTACTTCGTCCGAAGGGACACACGACCATGAGCGTCGATGGCATACACGCGATCACCAGCAAGTTCAAGGAGCGCTGGCTGAGCCCGCTCCAGTTCCCCGGCGCCCACCGCTCCGTCGAGCAGCGCCTGGACGACCTGGAGAACGCCAAGCAGGGCCAGCAGCCCGCCAACTCCCGCATCAAGATCCGCGTCAAGGGCCAGAAGAGCCAGGCGCCCGCCCCGCAGGCGTCTCCGGCCGCCCGCGAGGAGATCAAGCGCGTCGGCGAGGACCACGTCTCGGACTCCTACGGCTGGCACGCGCAGCACTCCACCGCTGGGACCGACCTGCTGCACACCTTCAACCAGCGCATGGACGCCATCCAGGCGCAGAAGAAGCCGTCGGAGTCCGGTGGCTGGGCCGCCTACAACGACACCTTCGGCGCGGGTGCCAAGTCGACCGCCAGCCCGTCCCCGGCGCCCGGCGGCCAGGCGGAGTGGCGAGACCACGGCCAGGGTCACCAGATCCGCACCTACCCGACCTACAACCCCGACGGCTCGCGCGGCGCCCGCAAGATCGGTATCCGGCCCAAGCCGGGAGGTGCCTCGCCCGCCGAGGTGTCCCCGGTCCAGAGCCCGCAGCAGTTCAGCCAGGGCAACTTCGCTCCGGCCGCCAAGGCTGCTCCCCGCCCGGCGCGTACGAATTCCACCCCTGTGGTGCAGGCGGCCCCCCAGCCTTCTGCCGGTGGTGTCGGCAAGGGCGTACAGCGCGGCCTGTTTCCTCCCGGCGAGTCCGGGCCGAAGGTCAAGGCCGTCCGGCAGCGGGAGGACAAGCCGGTCCAGCCGGGGCCTGGCAAGGGCCAGATGTCGTTCGACGACCTGACGCCCAAGCCGAGCGCGGCGCGTAAGAAGGCCGCTCCCAAGGCTCCTTCGGCGAGTGAGTGGCACTCGATGCTCACCGACTCCGTCAATGAGCGCAAGAAGTCGAAGAAGCCCCCGGCCCCCGGCCAGGGCTCGCTCTTCTAGACCACCAATTCAGATTCGGAGAAACAACCCGTGGAACTGTACTTCGGCGGATCCGAGATCCCCGGCTGGCGCAAGATGCTGGCCGAGGAAGGCGTCGAGAACGTCTCCCTGTCCTACATGGGGCTGCGGAGGCGCACCAAGTTCTCCCGGCCGTGGCTCATCGAGGACCACTACCTGGAGGGCCAGAAGGTTTTCCTCGACTCCGGTGCCTACACCGTGAACAAGGCCGAGGACGACAAGTACTCGATAGGTGAACTCAAGGAAATCGCCGCGCACTACGAAGCCTTCGTCCAGCAGAACATCGACTCGCTTAATATGGTGTCCGAGTTCGACGCGGTCGTTCTCGGACGGGAATGGATAGAGGCCCGGCGCGAGGATTTCTGGGAGGACCTGCCGGAGGACAAGTTCCTTCCTATCTGGCACGCGGAATGGGGCGTCGATGAACTCGACCGCCTCGCGCAACGCTACAAGCGTGTCGGAATTACTCAGACGGATTTGGACGGACGGAATCTCGCTCCCGTTCTAAACGAGATCACCCGGAAATACGGAACCCTTCTCCACGGCGTCGCAATGACGAAGCCTGCGGAAATGGCGGCGGTCACCTGGGATTCCGTCGCGTCCACCTCCTGGATTTCCCCCTCGCAGTACGGTGACACCATCGTGTGGACCGGCCGGGAATTGAAGCGGTACCCGAAGAAATACAAGGACCAGGCCCGAAAGCGGCACCGCACTCTTTTCCAGGAAGCAGGCTTCGACCCGGACAAGATCGAGGACGGCGACAACAACGAGGTACTGCGCTTCACCATCTGGTCGTGGCAGCAACTCGCGGCCTCCATCGAGCAACACCGTGCGCCCGAGGCCGATCCAGTTACTACTTCCGCTTCAGGGATACTCTCCGCTTTCTCTCAAACGCAGGGGGGCACAGTTGATACGACCACCGGAGAACTGGTCAACGGCGTAACAACTCCCA